TTATTCCCATTCTTCGCCCCGGCTACATCCTTCGTCTTCTTCCAGGAATCCTCCCAGAGTGCCATAAATTCTGCATATGCTTCTTCCTGATTTCAGATGTTGTCTTTGCACGCATTCTTTGCAGAGCGTAATTTTTCTGTACTTCTGCATAAGTTTCCATGCTTCACTGTGGTCAAAAGAATTGATTTTGTCATATTCTGCTTTTATTTTGCTTATGTGCTTACTCATTTCGCACGAACTGCAGAAATAATACTCAAGTGCTTCCTGGCTGGTTGTCTTCTCTCTGTATTGACAGATATTGTCGCAGATGTAAGTCTCCAGGGCTTCAATGTCTGTGTCTATTCCTTCGCTTTCGGTCTTCGTCGGCGCGGCGCATCCATTCAGGTTTTCCTCCTTCTGGTTCGCTTTCAAAGTAAATCCCTCCTTTCCGGTCTTTGTAGTATGTGAATCTGTATCCGGATTTAATGATCTCACCCAGATACTCCATTTCTGCCGGGTTCTGTTCCGGTCTCAGGCTCCATCCCTTTCCCCATATTTCCTCCGGCTTCACGTTTCTTCATTTCCTCCTGTAACCATGCTGAATATGTATGTTTCCCAGTCTGTGAGGATATTGTGATATTGCACTCCTGCAGCTTCTTGCAGGCCGTCTCCCACTCCTGGGCGTTCTTTATCGGTTTTCATTTTGTGTCCTTGAATCCTGCTGCCATCATGTCGTCAGTTTTCAGAATCCGCGTTGCAACAAATGCGTCTCTTGTATATACGCATACTTCACATTCTTTGTGAAAATGTCCCAGGGCTTTTATAAGGGCTTGCAGGTTCGTCTTGTGATATGTTCCCTCAATGCTTCCGAATCCCTCTCTGGTTATCGGTGCGCCTTTGAATATCGTTTCGATCACATACCCGTATTTACGCTGCATACATTCCTGGGACTGTTTATCTGTCTCCAGATATATGTTTACCTTCATGCCCTTTCCCTCTTTTTCTTTGCTTTCTTCTTTTCCTGTTTTGGCAGTCGAACTGTTCTAATCAGAGTGTAAGATCGGTACTGGTAGCCTGTCAGATCATTCACGCCTTCATGCAATGAGTCTTTTTCCACCTCCCAGCCCTTCGGCACTCTGACTTTTCCCCATGTTTTCCAGTGTTTATACACTTTTTTCTCTGGCTCCGGAATTGGAAGATTGCGTGATGCGGAATAGTTTGCCTCTCTCAGTCTCTTGTCCGTCTCCGGTGTCTTCGTTATGTAGTTGGCCAGTTTCTCAAACTCGCCTTTTTGATACAGAAGCTGATTCTGTATCTGTCCGTGTTTCCACGCTTTCGCAAGAATAACGTCCGTGTCAGGAATCCTGTTCACTATGATGTGGATGTGCCAGGCTCCCCTTGTACCGACTTCTATATTCCGCATCCATTTCAGTTCTGCTCCTCTTTTCTTGTATTCCCTTCTGAGTATCTGCAGAAATGCTTTCCAGTCTTCCTTTGCTTCTTCCATGGATTCCGGTCTTTTGTCCTTCTCGTATGATAATCTTGTGAAATAATCATCTACATCAAAATTGTTCCGGATCTTCCACCTTGCCAACCTCTCCCTGTTGTATCTGTTCCTCTTTGCCATCTGTTCCGGAGTGGCTTTCTTTTTCTCCTGCCTCTCCTGTCCTGGTGCTCCATACTTTGCCGTGTGATATTCATACACCTCTATGGCATTCCGGAACCTCATTCTTTTACACATGTAACTCATTATCGTATCCCCTGTTTTGAATCCATCTTTAATACTCTTAGCAAGTAAGCAACAGGGGCTTTCGTTCCCCTGCTTTTTCGACTTACTTTCATTTATTTTTCAAGGATCCGGTGTTGCCTTTTTAGTTTACATAATACCTTTGTTATTCTTAACTGATTCGTGCCATGCTTTTGCAGCCGCTTCGCTCATGTTCTTGTTGATTGTACTCTCCTGCACTTCCCAGCCAGTTCCGTTAATAATTTCTCTCGCGCAATCTTTCGCTTCCGGATTCGTTTTTTTAATTGTCTGCGCCAATATCTCCAACGCATTGATTAAGAACGGAAGATCTCCCACCGGAGTTGGAAAAATAAAATCGGAAATTTCGTTCAGCCACATCTGCTGTCGTATTCCGCATAGTGTTCTTGTTTCTTCTTCTCCTGCTGTTTTGATTTTTTCCATAAATTCTCCGAATCCTTTATAGTCTGTTTTTAACATCTTCAATCCTCCTTGACATTTCCCCATATTTTCTTTATACTATTTGAAAAGGTTGTTTTTTCTTTTTGCTCTCACGTCCGCCAACGTGAGGGCTTTTTTCATGTCCTGTATCCTCTCCTCAATCCAGATCAGGCCGGAGAGGATGCAGAAAGATACTGCAAATGTCAGGATGATTTCCTGCATTCTGCTGTCGATCGTCCAGATCGGCAGCATAGAAACCAGGTACCCGGATACCAATGAAATTATTATTTTTCGTTCCATTTCTTATCTCCTTATGTAGTTGTCATAGTTCAAGCTGTTTCCTCTTTTTCTTTTGGCTTTTCCTTCACCTTTACGGTGATCTCAACGCCATGCTTCTTTGAGAGGATCGCGGCAAGAGTTTCGTAGAACCTTACCGCGTTAAATGTTCCTTGTGTTTCCATCTTCTTCCCCCTCCTAAAACTCAAATTCTACTGCAGGAGCTGTCGGCATTGGTGTATATCCGCCAGCCAGCTCCAGGCGTCTTATTGCTTTGCGTCGGCTTGCTTCGCTGTTGTCCCAGGCATATTCGTATCCATCCGGAGCCGGTCCGCGTTTTGTTTTCCCGTTACAACGATCAGTGATAGCTTGTCGACTCAAAAAATTCTTTTTCGCTGCTTCTCTCGCAGATCTGTAATATTCCACATCCTGTCCGCAACTGTCCAATTTCACGACTATTTTATTTCTGGAACTGTAACCGGTCAGCTTTCCAAGTTCCTGTCTGGGTATGTATGCTATATTGTTTATGTGATTCTCAGACTGCATTCCGTTCTTATGATACGGAACCGCACCGTCAAGAACAGGTCCTAAAAACGTCCTTGCAATCAGGGAGAGAACTATCTCCTCTTTCGCTTTTCCGTCTTTTGTGAGCTTCACAACCAGGCGCTGACTCCCTTTCATTTTTTTGTGATAGGGAGTCATGCTGCGAAACTGTCCGGATTTCAAAGTTCTCCGGATGTTCCCCTCTGTGCTCGCCTGGTATTTGCCGTCATATCCTGGAATATCTTTCCATCTTTCAATCAAGGTCGTCCCTCCCTTATGCCGGCTTTTTCTGAGCCGACATGCTTGCACCCACCTTGACGCCTTTCAGGAATGTATCCATCAGTGTCTGCTTTGTGATGTTTACAGACTGCAGAAACGCTGTCAGTTCTTCGGCTTCGGCTTTGTCTTCCATGCTTAACATTACTTCCATATTCTTCTGTGACATATCTTTCGCCCCTTTCTGGCTTACCTCATCAGTGAACACGTTGCCACCGTGTCCAGACGGTCATTGTTGACCGTTTCGGCTATTCTTCTTTCCATTGGTATGATGTACATGCTATACACTGTTTACACTTTTCCAGTGGTTCATCTGATGCTTCACCTCCGAATCCCATACAGGTTCCATCGCTGTCTCTTCCTGCACTTCCAATCTTTTGCTGTATGCTGCATGTCTGGATCCGCTTCTCTATCCTGCACTCTTTACAGATGATTTTCTTTCCAACTGTGCATCCTTTCTTTCTCGCATACTTAGCGGCCCATGCCCTGCTAACTCCATCATTGTCGGATCTCCAGCCTATAACCCATTTGCCGCAAATATCGCAATATACATCCGTATCTACCTCTCTTGTGATTGCCATTTATGTTGTGCTCCTTTTTGGTTTGCCATTTGGTTTTATTTGGTTGTTTAACTAAATATATCATGCATATTTTGGTATGTCAACCATTTGTATTAAATTTTTCGTTCTTTTTTGGTTGACTAACCAATTTTAACGTGTTATATTTTTATTAAGCAGAAAGGAGGTATTGATTTGAACGAACGTATACGGTTGTTGCGTGAGAAAAAAGGTCTGTCTCGCGCAGCCTTTGGCGAACGCATTGGAGTTAGTGGAGATGTAATCAACAATCTGGAACGCGGACGTGTAGAAGTAAAAGAACATATAATAAAATTAATTTCTACAGAATTTGGAGTTACAGAAGAATGGTTGCGAAATGGCACAGAACCTATGTGCATACAACCAGAGACATTCAGTCTTGATGAATTTGCCGCGCAGCATAATGCGACAGATCTTGAAAAGGAAATCATTAAGACTTATTTTGAAATCGATCCAGCGATCCGGAGACAGATCCTGAATCACTTTAAAGAGAATCTTATGGGTGCTGGTGGTGCTCCAGACAGCCCAGAAGAATTAGAAATTATGCACCCACCTGTTACAGGTGATGAAAATTCAAATGCTGGGTGAAACACACCCAGCTGCAACTAACTATTTAAGTATTATGATTTGAGTTCCCCAATTAAAGTTAAGATTAATATATATAGTATTGTTGCTGTGATAATACAAAGCATATATTTTACAGTTGCCATAATGTATGTATTTTCTTTTCATCATTGTTCCCACACCTTCCCGTTATTAGTAACAGCTGGGTGCAGGAAACATTATAAAGTGGAGGTTCGTCATAATACTACCGGTAAATTTTTCCATTTAAGGAGGCACTACATGAGAAAGAAAATGCTCGCTCTGCTGCTGTGTGGAATTATGGCAGCTTCACCGGCTCCCGTATGGGCCAGCTCCAAAAATGTTGCCGATCAAGACCAGGCAGTAGATTCTGCTGACAATCTTTTATCCGGTTACACTTTGGACGGTCTTCAATCCTTGTATTTGTCAATCACGCCTGATATGTCATACTCAGACGTTGTTCTATTGATAGAAGATAGCGAACTCCCGTATTCAGAAGAAAAATACAATGGCAGTCGTGAATTGCAGGTTGCTTTTACAGACGGATGTACAGCTCAGAAATATAAAAAGGAATCTGGTGACTATTTAACAATCTCTTTTAATTATGCGGAAGGAGAGAATAGTTCAAATGACGTTCTTTCCAAATACAGTTTAAGCTCCTGTATATATTGTCCTGAATCTGGTCCTACTTTGATTAGTCTTTCTGATGGTCATTATTTTTCTTATAATGAACCAGGAAATTATATTGAAGATTATAAAAATAAAGATACAGTGGATATATCTGGAGATATGACGAAAGAGGAACAGTTAGTATATTATTTCGAACATTGCAAATAAAAATCGCCCCAGTGCTGGCACACCAGGACGACTTTGTGTGAATCTTTTGCAGCTATCAGTTGATGCTACAATCTTTTCCGAACAATTTGATTATAGCATGAACTGATACGCCTGCATAGGTGTATTTTTTATACCCATTTTTAAGGAGTGATACTATGAGTATAACAAATGTTGCTATATATGTACGTGTCTCCACGGACCGGCAAGCGAAAAAAGGAGACAGCATTGACGAACAGCTCTCTACCTGTAAGAACTATATTGTATCTAAAGAAAATATGGTTCTTGCCGGTGTTTACATTGACGACGGTATCTCCGGAAGAAAAATCAAGCGTGGGGACTTTGAGCAGCTGCTTGATGATGTCCGACTTGGACGCGTGGATCTGATTATATTTACTAAACTTGATCGCTGGTTCCGTAGTCTGCGACATTATTTGAATACGCAGGCGATTCTCGAAGCGAATCACTGCGACTGGCTTGCTGTCGATCAGCCGTACTTTGATACCACGACGCCACACGGCCGGGCTTTCGTCGCGCAGTCCATGACCTTTGCGGAGTTGGAAGCAGAAAACGATTCTGTCCGGATCCGGGATGTATTTGACTATAAATACCGGCAGGGCGAAGTTTTATCCGGCAAAGTTCCTCTTGGATATTCTATCGAAAACAAACACCTTGTGCCTAACCATGACGCAGACAAGGTGCTGCATATCTTCCAGTTTTATGCTGAATGTGGTTCTTTGAATCAGACGATCACGCATCTGGAGTCTGACATGGGGATCATTATGTCCCAGGACAATCTCAAAAAGTCTATTCTGAAAAATAAGAAATACATTGGAGTATTCCGGGATAACGATCATTATTGCCCTGCCATCATCCCGGCAGATCTGTTTGATCGTGTACAGGAGCTGCTTGCCATTAATGTCAAAAGCAGCCAGAAATACAGTTACGTGTTTAGTGGTTTGCTTCGCTGCGCTCACTGTGGTCAGGCTTTTTCTGGATTTACACAAAAAGCAAAGAAAAAAGCCGGTGGTTTTTACAAATATCCGTACTACAAATGTCATGGGGCTTATCCTAATAAGCGTTGTATCAACCGTAAGATGGTTTCCGAATCATATATAGAAAAATACCTGCTTATAAATGTCAAAGATCTCCTGCAGGAGCATATTGCAGAATATGAGATTGCAAGTGCAAAGATTGTTGATTATGATTCCCGGAGAGCTACGCTTCTGAAAAAAATTGATAAACTGAAAGATCTGTACATAAACGACATAATCACCATGGATGAATTAAAAATGGATAAAGAGAAATATATGAAAGAATTGGAAGATCTCCCACGCAACCAGGATCAGAAAGATCTGGCTCCGATCAAGAAACTCTTGAAAATGGATCTTGATTCGATATATAAGACGCTGGAACTGGCAGAACGCCGTCAGCTCTGGAGATCTGTCATTAAAGAAATTCAAATTGACGATCATAAGAATTTAAAGATTATTTTTTTATGACTTTTTTTATAGTAGTAACTGATAGTAACCTGTGGGTTGCTATCAGTTACTACTACTAATTTATAACACTATTTTATTAAATCAGATAGCAATAAGATCTTTCCATGTTGCCGGTCCGCATACTCCATCTACTTCCAAGGCTCCGTTTCTTGATTTCTGGTATGCTTTAAGTGCATAAATAGTATTGTCCCCAGCTTCTCTGTCAAGGTCAAGAACTTTGCTGTTTCTTCCTTTGAATCCTCTTGCGACAAGAATTTCCTGCAAAAGCAATACGGATGTTCCTGCGCTTCCTAACTGTACTGTTTCCGGTTCAAACATGTATTTACCTCCTGTTACTGTGTTACTATTTTCCTTTGTGTTGTTTGTCTCTCCATTAACAATACTGTAATCTGGTGTACAGAATTTTGTTCCTGGGAGTTGACTGTTTAAATAGCTCTTTGCGCATACGCCTCCGCCATTGGCAATAACGTTGGAAGCTCCTGACGTGTTCCCCTCAATCGTATAAAATCGATCTCCGATTACCGCCGTAACAAGTCCAGTATGTACAAACTCTTTTTTCTTACTGTTCCAGAATATGACAATATCTCCGACTTTTGGGTTTGCGTTCAACTTGAAATATCTCTGCATATCTGGACAATACACATATGGCCAATGTTTTAAAAGTTTCTTTGCGGTTTCCAGCCCAAATGCTTTCATAAAGCACCAGGCAATAAATACGGCGCACCAGTATGATCCATTCCATTCTGGCAAAACATCTCTCCAATATTTCGTGAAGTTTGCAGAACCTGCGTTTGCTGTTTTACTATCAAGCTGGCTATTTGACTTTTTCTCCAGATAGCCTTCTTCATTTTTCGCAATTAGAATAACTTTTTCAATTGCCTTGTCCACGTCTGTTCCTCCCTCCCGCTTTTTGCTTTCTGCATAATCTTTATAGAATATATTTCTATCTACAGTTCCGCTGATGCCTGGTATCCTCGCTTTGCTGGAATACTGCCAGCCCACACCAAAGTCCGGCCGGAGTCGTTCCTGTAAGGCACCGTTATCTGATGCTGGATAACGGGCTATCCAGAAATCATATTTTTTTAAATGTGAGCAAATTACATTTTCATACCAGTCTACATTACAATAGATTCCAAACCGATATCCGGACGCAATGATAATTTTCTCGAATGCTTCTGCCAGTTTATGAATGCTTTCTGATCCAAGCACACGCTGGTTGTTCCACTCCAGGTCTAACCACACCGGGAACTGTAGTTTTCTTCCTGCAAGCACCGCAACAACTTTTTTTGCTTCTGACTCAATCTCTGAAACTGTCATTGCGTAAGAATATTTGTATACTCCCATTGGAATATTGTGTCTCTGGCACTCCGTATAATTTTTTTTCAAAATATTTGTCCGTAACATTTCCGTTCTCTGTGATCCGGAGGATCGCGAACCCCATTCCGTAATCTGCAACGGTATCCCAATTAATATTTTCCTGCCAGGCGGAAACGTCAATTCCTTTGATTTCCATATTTACCTCCAGAAAAAAGCCCGGCATTATACCGGGCTGTGCAAAATTATTTTGTTCCATCAGAAAACAAGTTGTTCAGGTTTTCGTCCGCCTCTACTTCCGGGATTCCTGCGACGCTTGTGAGCAGACTTACAACTCCGGCCACTACTGCAGATGATACAACCATCTTCCAGTCCACTGCAGAGATCACACTTCCGGCTCCGATCACACCCACTGCAGTCTGTGCCATTGTCTTTACTGCTCTGATTCCTGCTTTCTTCCACCATTTCACTGTGTCTACGCTTGGCTTAAATACGCAATTTTTAAACATTTTGTTCCTCCTTATAATCCAAACTGTTTTGCAATAATTCCAACTGCAATACCTAATATAGCTGTTAATAAGTAACTTGTTACTGTCCGCCACTTTTCCCCGTCTCTTGACTCAAGAGCTTCCAGTCTTGCGCTCTGCTGTCCCTGCTCTTTCACCATGTTCTCCATGTTGTTTGCAAGCGTCTGTACAGATGTAACTAATTCCTGGAGCTGTTGAACACTGTTTTCCAGAATTTCAATCCGTCTGTTCTGTCGGTTGTCTTCTGCCTCAATTCTTTTGCGGAACTCCTCATGTTCTGCTCTTGAAATCTGTTCATTTTCCATGCTTATTTCCTCATCATCTACGTCTGCATATTTGCGGCAGGAATACTCAATTATATCTAAATCTTGCTGTATATCCTCCAAAGGTTTTGCTTTCTCTTTGTCTTGAATATACAGCAGTAAATCATAAATAGAAGACCATTGCCTGCTAATAATTTGTAATTTAGTCATGCTTCCCGATTACTCAGTAATTTCCTCCATGCCTGCATTAATAAGGAGTTTTTTTACCTTTTCTTTTAACAGACGTGGAACTCTGTTATATTCCTCTTTTGCTTCTTCAATAGTATCTTTACTTAAAATTTCAGTAACCCATAATTTTGCCATCATTTCTTTATCTCCTTTGCTCAATAACATTATAATTAAATTTCTACGCATAAACCAGTTCGCTCATTTCCAGCAGGCAGTCTTTCAACATTTCGATCTGTTCTGCCTGCTCTGCAAATTTCTGTTCAGTGCTTTTTTCTTCCTTCGGAATATATTCCAGATATTTTTCCGGTGATGCTCTTACAGTTTCCTCTGAAATCTTTTTCTGGTCTTCCCGGAACTGGTTGAAATCATATTCATACACTGCCTGTTCGATGTGTTCCGGATTCTCCGGATCTCCACCTGAATAAGTCTCTGTTACGGTATTTTCATTCAGGCAGATCATTACATCTACTTTTCCGTCAGGCAGCGTATTCCAGGTTACAGGGTTCTGTTTTTCTGTAAATCTTGCTTTCACGGCTTACCCTCCTTTTCGCTTTCTCAAATATTTTATCTACGTTATACTTTTCTCTGAAATATTCAGAATCGGAATGTTTGAACCATCCGTAATATGCTATACACCGGTACGCAAGATCTAATGGTATCGCTTTTCCTTTCTCCACATACTTCCCAGCTTTTACAAATGCCCTGCGTCCTCTCAGGAAAATGCTCCGTCTTACCTCTGTGTGATCCCGATAGATTTTGAATCCCATCATATCAATAGGTTCTCCATGATGTTTCCCGTCTTTGTCTATCCAGTCGATCTGGAATAACTTCCAATCTGGTTTTACCGTCAGATCTAAATACTCATTCATGTACTTAATCAAAAGCTTCATTGCTTTTCTTACATTCTTTTCATTTTTCTCCTGTTGATGGATGGATAGCATTTCCGGACATCTCCCTTTGCTGCTACTCTGGTCTTGCCCGGATTCTTGCGGATCCAGTTCTCAATTGCTGTCTTTCCATAAACCTGTCCTCTTCCTGGAATGCTCGCACATTGATAAGTTCCTACTTTTCTTACAAATAATTCTTTTAAGCCGTTTGTGGCTACATAATCGTATATCTGCTGTTTTATGCACTCAACACCTATATCTCTTACTTTCCCTGAATTTCCATCCAGCCTTGCGCTTGTCTTTATAGGATCAAAAGATACTTTTCTGAGTTTTATTTCTTCTTCCATTCCTGCCGCTGCTGTGCAGACTAAATTATGTAACCAGCCTTTAAGGTTTTCTTTTATAATTCTGTGTATCTGTCTGGCTGTAATGATATTCGTATAGTTTGCCAGAAATCTGGCTGTATCCATACGGTTCCATTTATCACTTAGACATTCGTAGATACATGCGGTTATAAAGTTCTGATCTAATGTTATGTTTTTACAATACCGTTTCATTCGTTTCTTGATATAAGGGGTTTTCGGTGTTTCTACTCACCCCACACATGAATCAACTGCATTCATGGTCCTTGTCTCAGGCCCCTATGCTCCCGATCACAAGGTTCGGCTTCAATCAAATTTCGGTGATGCCCCACGCTGCTGTTGCAGGCTCCGTCCTGCGGAGCGAAATGTAACACAAATATCAAGTCATTTTCAAGAAAATCCGGAGACGATATTCCAGTTCGCATTGCCAACGCCATTGTTCGCATTCAGAATCCAGAGGCCGTAAATCGTGCCACCGTTCAGACGGCCCAGGGACAGCCATTCTCGCTGTCCGCTCGTACCGGAATCCGTATACAGTCCGTTGCAGAATCCTGTTGTACTTCCGGCTTTTGTTTCCGTCGGTACCATGATTCCCAGAGCTGGATCAACAAAGCATTTTGAGATGTATTTCCAGGATGCTGCAGTGTATGTTACCTGAGCCGCTACTTTCTTATATCGTGTCTTTGCTACATTCATATCTGTTGTAAGCAGTGATGCGTCCATACAGATGTATACGTCTCTCTTTGGTGTTCCGTCTTCATCTGTAACAATATCCATAAATACATTGCTGAGAACTTCATAAGCCCCGTATCCGGTTTCGATTCCCTGGATCTTAAATGGATTCTTATTATCTGTATTTGAGAACGGTGATCCGTCTGATCCAAGCACGCTGTCAGTTGAGCCGGTCCGCCACGGCATTGTTGAGATGCAGGTTGTCAATGTCGTGTTGAATGGTTCTGTATTCAAATATATTGCAGAATTTGTATCGTCTACCGGTTCGATCTTCAAGATCTTAACGTCATATGCAAGATTGTGCATGTATGCGTAATATCTGTCTTTATTTGTATTTGAACCAATATCCCCGACAGATACATAAGACCCAACAATATAATTGTTTGCTTTTGCTTTTGGGAGAATCACTCTTGTTACTCCGGTTTCTGCAACTGCTGCCATTTCCTGCATTGAATAAGAATTACATCCAGCCATAACGCTTCGGCTGTTCGTTGTTGCATATAAAATAATCATCATGAGCTGTTTGTAAAAGAGATCCCAGTTTGTTGTTCCCACGTACATTGAGCCTTTCTTTCTCATGTATGCGATCAGCCCTGTGTGTGATACTGGTTTTCCTCCTTTCTGGCTTCCGTTTGCCAGAATCAATCCAGCGGAGCTGTACGGCACTCCATCAATGTCTCCGGCTCCGTATTTTCCGTGGATCATAAAAGGTGAAATTGTTCCGTCTGGATTAATTGACTCTCCCATTGGTCTAAGGCCAAGGGCTTCGTTCGGACTGTCTGAATAATGATAATCTACATACTCAGGATTGTCTGTGATTCCAACCCATGCGGACATTGTGACCTCTCCGACATCCACCTTTCCAGTTTTCCTAAAATCCGGTTGTCCCTGTAGTGCAGTTACATGGTTAAAGCCTTTATTATCTACGGTAAAATTACATGGAAAGTGCATGAATACGCCAATCTCTCTGTAATCGTCCTGCCCGATCACAGTATTTGTAGACGGTTTTCTCACAAGTCCCTCGTTGTCATTCAGTTTCACGCCTGTTGGACTGGTAGAAGTGTCATACTTGTAGATTCTCGTTGTATATACTTTTCCAGTCCTGCGGAGGGCAAAAAAGTTTGATAATGCGTTTTCAATCCCTCCGCCAGCTGCAGTAATATTCTGGATCTGTTTATTTGCTTCTGCCTGAATGTTGTTTACCGCAGTCTCTCCGGTTTCCTGGAGATCTTCTTGCAGCTGTGTTCCCTCTGTAATTTTAGTTCCCAGAGATGTATCCAGGCTTGTTGCGGTCTTATTTGTTGCATCCAGATCTGTTTTTGTTTTGGTTGCTGTTGTGTTTGATGTATCCAAGGCAGCTTTGGTTTTTCCGGCCGCTGTGTTTGAATCATCTAAATTCTTTTTTGCTGTATTTGCCGTTGAAACCGCGGTATCCAGCTGGCCTTTTAATGTTGTTCCCTGTGCAATATCAGAGTCAAGTCCCTGTTTTAATGTCGTTCCTTTTGAAATATCTGATTCCAGATTTCCTTTTAACGTCTGTGCGGTGCTTATGGAGCCATCCAGATCAGTTTTTCTTTGTGCGGCCGTTGTATTTGTACTGTCCAGATTCTTTTTTGCTGTATTTGCCGTTGAAACTGCAGTATCCAGCTGGCCTTTTAATGTTGTTCCCTCCTTGATATTCGAATCAAGACCCTGTTTCAAGGCTTCTGCTTTCTTTACATCTGCTGCAAATGTCTGTTCTGTATGTTCGTTTTTCGCTACTTTTTCGGTTATATCTGTCTGCGCTTCGAGAATGTCAGTTTTAACCTGATTGTATTCGTTGTTTTCATCCGAGACTGCATTTATCGCATTAACAATCGCATCTCTGACATCTCGCCCTTTTTGTGCTTTTGCAATCTGATCTGTGTATTTTTTTACGTTTGCCACTTTTATTCCCCCTTATTTACAAGGCAGTCTGAATATTCTTTTGACTTTAAATCTCTTACTTCTGACAGAACAGAGGTAAGCATGTAATCCATTAACGACGCAGGGATTCCATACTGTGCCATTGCTCCAAATACCACGTTTCGAATTTCTTCTGTTCTTTTGTCCAGGATTGCCCCTAACGGAGGAGCTTCTACTGCTTTCTCTACTGTATTATTATCCTCTTTCTGTTCCTGTGCGGTGCTTTCTTCTGTGTCCGACTCGGACACCTTTGTTTCTTCCTTAATAGTTTCTTTATTGTCCTTTTCTTTTACTTCATTCATTATGCTGTTTTCTCCTTTTCCTCATAGAGATTTTGAATCAGTTTAAGCATTACCGGAATTAATACACGAAAGTTCCAGTCTTCCGGTTCTCCTTTTTCATTTAACTGTGCCGCTTCCGGGAAAATGCTGTATATGTCTTCTGCATAAAATCCCGGCATTTTCTTTCCGTTTAACCAGTCTTCTGGACTGAGATAATTTTCTTTGTATTTAAACCATATCACTGGAACATTCAGCATTCTTTTCGCTTCATCTAATGTCATGTTTGCAATATGATCTTTATATCGCTTGGATGATGATGACAAATAAGCCACTGTTTCTCCGTCTCTTGCAAATACCATATGGCCTCCAGATGTCACATGGGAAAGATTAAATACTTTAAATGCGTCAGAACCATCCGAAAACGTTGAAGTACCCGTATGTATCTCTAACCCTCCATCAAAAATGAAAGCATGTGATCGCATACTTAACGTTGCATATCCGGTGGTTATTTTTCCGCTTGTAACCGTAAAATTTCCGATAGTTCCTTTCTTCGCTGCAAATGAACCGTCTGTGTTAATTTTAAAATAAGTATTCGCAGTAACCAAACCGTTGAAGTTAATTTTTGATGCGTTAATCTTAACGCTCTGCGCTGTCTGGTTAATTGATGATGCAATTTCTCCAGCAGATACTTTCGACTCTATTTCCGTCTCTGTCTGCGTGATTCGGGAGCTGAGAGTACTTTCCGCACCTTTCGCACGGGAAACCTCTGACGTGATCGAGTTTTCTGCAACTGTGATCCTGGATATTGCAGTTTCGGCCGTACTTTTTGCGGTGTCAGCTGTATTCTTTGCAGTGTTTGCTGTTGTCTGTGCTGCATCTGCCTGGGCTTTTGCAACACTAATATCCTGATCCTGGATTCTTTCCCATGATGCTGTTTTACTTCCGGATGTCGTCCCTGAGCACTTCCAAAGCAAATTGATGTTGTTTCCGTAATTTCCATGGTTCGGACTCTCCGGATATGTTCCTTTTGACAATTCTGTCACTGTATAGTTTGGCAATGATTCCGCAGTTCCGGTTCCTTCTCCTGATGTACTTGCCACTGATGCTATGCTGAATCCGTAGAAGTTGCAGCTTGAGCTATCTGTGCGCCAATATACATAAAATTCTGATGCTGGAACAAAGACGGAAGCTCCTGCTATATCAGTCCCTCCGAATTTTCCTGCAAGTTTCATGGTTCCGTTGTCGTTGTAATAAATCTTTACATAATCGCAATTTACACTCTCTGTCCTCGAATCGGATGAAAATGTGATCTTTAATCCCGGAGTTTTATACGTGTATCTATACGCATATCCGGTTGTAATATCATAGTAAATATCTCCGACATGCAAAGATTTTAAGTCATCAGTTGTCCAGGCTGAGGCTGGTTCATTTGATGTTGTCGGGATTTTACTTCCGTAGAAATTTCCGTTTTTCTCAGATACTGCCTGGCGTACGGTTTTTACTTCAAGAGTGATGTTATCTACTGCCAGCTTTATAGCCGTATTCATTTGTTCTGTTGTAGAATAACTTTTCAGCTTTGTATCTGTATCTGCTTTCGCATTCTTTTCCGCCTGATCTGCCGCTGTCTGTCCGGCTTTCGTGGCATTTGTTTCTGCGTCGGCTGCTGCTGTCTGTCCAGCTTTTACTGCATCTTTATATTTTTCTTCCACCTGTACTGTTGTCGTATAGGTTTTTGACACCTCTAAAGAAATGCTATCTGCAGCTTGTTTAATTGCGCTGTTCATTTCCAGTGTCGTCGAGTAATTCAGTAACTTTGTGTCTGTATCTGCTTTCGCATTCTTTTCCGCCTGATCTGCTGCGTCCTGGCCAGCTTTCGTGGCGTTTGCTTCGGCGTTGGCTGCTGCCGTCTGGCCAGCTTTCGTGGCATTGCTCTCTGCCAGATCTGCCGCAGTCTGCCCGGCTTTTACTGCATCTGTATATTTTTCTTCAAGTTGTCCGGTTGTAGCATATTTTTTTGATACTTCCAGGGAAATGCTATCCGCCGCCTGATTGATTGCGCTGTTCATTTCTACTGTCGTAGAATAGTTTTTCAGCTTTGTATCTGTATCGTCTTTTGCATTCTTTTCTGCCTGATCTGCCGCGTCCTGGCCTTCCTGCACTGCGTTTGCATAGAGTTTATTTGCCATTTCCTGTGTCGTATATGTCTTCGACACTGTTGAGAGGATATTTGTCTCGGTCAGCGTTATTGCTGATCTGAGTTTTTCTTCCTCTCCCTTTGCCCTGGATACTTCTGCAGTTATGAGTCCTTCCTGTACTTTAATTTTTGAAAGTGCAGATTCTGCTGTACTCTGAGCTGCTTCAATGTCCTTATCTTTTACCCTTACCCATCCATACTCATTACTATCATTTTTCTGATACTGATAAGCATGGCCAGTTGTGGTATTGAAAAAGAGATCTCTTTCATGCTCCTGTCTCAATTTATCAGTTGTCCAGGCTGAGGCCGGATTGTTTCCGGAAGTAGGCTCATAATTTCCATACCAGTTTCCGGATTTTCTTTCTAACTGCTGCTCCAGACTTGATACAGAAAGAGTTATTTTCCCATCCATGGCTTTTATGGACGTTGTGACCTCTTTTAATATTGCTTTTTTATTTTCTGAGTCCCCGTCAGATATTTTTGTTTCAATGTAATTTTTACATTCTGTTGACAGGGCTTCTGTTTTAATTGAACCGGCAAGGATTCTCTCTCCCAGAATGGCTCCGTCTAAAGTCATGCCGACGGTATATGGACCGGCATAGCCATTGTGTGAACCTCCGATTCCGTTTTTATTTATCTGCAGTATATTTGTTGCCTGGTTTTTATCCGGTGCGTCCATGTACAGATCTCTGAGCCAGAGACCGTTTTCATCAAATTCGGTGAGCTTATATCCACCTTTCGCTCCCGTCATTTGCTTCGTAAGGTTATCAATTGCAGACTTCATCCATTCTGTCTGAACTCTGCCTGCGTCTGTTGTCTCTTGTCTGATCTGTGTGAATGTTCCGGATGTCTGATCTGTAAAAGACTGCTGCAGGTTTTCTCCAAGTGTCAGCTGCGCCTGATCTGGCTGTTGCAATGGTATTTTCATTTCCATAACTGGAAGAACTTTCTTCATTCCGTATGGAATCGCATTGCAAAGCACTCTGTCCCCTATGTCAAACGAATCGTAATCCTGTCCGAATAAAGACAGGTCTACGGCAGTCAGCGAAATAACAAGACTTTCATACTGGTTACTTGTCAGAAATTCAGTTGCTTTCTTTAACAGGTTTGCCGGAACTGATACGTCGTCCCATTTTTCTGTTCTCCATACCCATCCGAAATTTTCAACTGCTTCTTTACTGTATATGTAGTCTTTTCCATCATTTACTGATGTAATATCAACATTTTTTTCAAGTCGTTCAAATTCGGATGCGTTTTCGTCTGTTTCCTGTTCGATTGCTGCCCCCAGCGGAATCAGAGCTGTGATAACATCATCTGCTGTCATTGTCTCTGAATAATCCATCAGGTTTTCCCCGAATTGTATAGGCTGTTCACAATATTTTCCGTATTCCTGAATAGTCAGCCAGTCAAGATACAGTTTATCGTTCTCGTGCCTGAGCCGCAGGTATCCTCCCAGGCGGTCAACTAATTTATCCCGGATTGCTTCCAGTGTGTTCTCTCTGTCTGTAATTCTGTACAAAGAATCATTACTGTCGTGGATCGTTACGACTCCTGTATATATCTTTTTTCTGTCTTCCACCTGATTATTGTGAAGTTGTAACCATGCGTCTAACAGATCTCGTGGGGATATATCGTGCCATTCCTGCTGTGGCAGGATGCTGTCAGCAAGGAAAGACAATGCTCCGGTTGCTTTCACCGGTTGGTTCTTAAATCGGTCTTTCTCGCGTGTGCGGACTTCTCCGTAAAAAATTTCTGTATTTCCTCTGTATACAGAAACCATACTTTTTCTGTTGTGGATTTCCCCGTATAGCGGATTTAGCGGCGGAACCTTTAAAGTAAGTTCCCCCGCATATCCAGTCTGTAAATCCAGTTCCGGATTGATAACTGCTGCCTGCCGGTCACCTGGATAATACAGGACTTTCCCATCTAATTTAATTTTATAAATCACAATGATCCCCTCCTGTAAACAATATCCAGTGTTCCGGATCCGGAAAATTCCAGAGTTTCATCTGTTCCAAATACAACGATATCTGGGAATCTGTTTCTCCCAAGTGTCAATGTGTATGTCTCTCCGCATCCTGTAACTTTTAAACCTGCTGCGCCTATGCTTTTTACATTCAACACTGGCACAATTGCAATATCTCCGGCGTATACTGTGTATGATCCGGAGCCGGAAATTGTAATTCCGGCTCCCTGATCTATTACACCTGTTTCAAAATCAAATGGATCCCAGAGCCAGTCCTCTGTTGAATCTGCAAGTGAATATTTGTACGGGTTTGCCTTTGGAATGCTCAAATGAAATTGTCCCACCTCTCTGGAACGGTCAAAGTCTGTAATATATGCTCTGCCGGTCCAGAAATACGCCGGATCATTCGAAAACGTTACTCTCACGTTCTTTCCATGCAGCTGTCCTCGAATGTTTGAGATAAAGCTGTCCCAATCTTCCCTTGGTTTCTTTCCCCCAAGCAAAATATCAATTTCTCTTGATTTATAGATTGTTCTTCCTGTTATCGCTTCCGATCCATCCAGAAATCCGTCTGCGCCTGGAATATCAATGTAATATGTTTCTACGTCCGGCTCTTTGATGTAATTGTTATTTCCAATCGCGCATCCCCAGTCGTCCAGCGTATCAATGACTTTCCCTGTATTTTCAACTGTAATTGTTGCTTTTATTGTTAATACATTATTCATCTATACGCCGCCTCCTTTGCTATTCTTCCAAGCTCTGTATTTATTGCGGGTGCAAGTTTTCCAGCCCATTCTTTGTTGTCGAAATAGATTTCCTGTCCTGCGCTCATTACTTGGATCAGCTGTGCCAGCATTCCGGTTATTCCTGTAATATCTGTTTTGTTCAGATTATTAGCTGGTTTCATTGAACTTGTGTCTAACTGCATATCCATCTGAACATCTTTCATTGCGTCAGCAACAAGTCCCTGGCTCTTTTCAATTCCTGTCGCAAGACCTTTCATAAAGTCCGGCATCCATTCTTCATAGTAATGTAGCGGACCCTCATCCGGTCTTGAGAAATGCAGCCACGATCTGATTGTGTTCGCCACGTTTGATACTGCATTCGTTACGTTACCTATGCAGCTCCTGATTCCGTTTGCAATACCATTCACGAAATCCTGCCCCCATCGAACCGCCTGTCCTGGCAATCCCGTTATATAACTGATTGCACTAGAAAATCCATTTACAACAGCAGAATATACGCCTGACAGTGCTCCGGATATTCCAGATACAACGCTGTTAAATGTACCAACAGCTCTGTCTTTCATGTTTCCAGCGTATTGTATAACTGTTTCCTTTACGTTCTGCCACGTTTCGGACGTTCTCTCTCTGATGTTATCCCAGTGTTCTGAGGCTCTGTCCTTTAAATTCTGGATTGCTTCTGTTGCGCTTTCTTTCAGTTTTTTCGCATTATTAACAACAAATCCTTTGATCGCTGTCCATGCTTTTGACGCTGCCTGAGAAGCAGAATCCCAGATTTTTGATACTGTGTCCCGGAATCCTGTAAATAATGTTGTGACTGCGGTAACAAGCCCTTTTGCCAGAGCGGACACAACCTGCTTAATTCCGGTCCATATTGTTTGCGCTGCGTCTTTGATATTTGTCCAGATATTTGATGCGTCTGTTTTGAGCTTATCAAAGTTTCCTGTTACCAGGTCAATCAGTAAGATCACCGGTGCAAGAATTGTATTTTTCAACAGTTCCCATGCGCCCTGTGCAATCGTTACAAGTCCCTGCCAGATGTTCTGCAGTGTATTAACTGCATTCTGCCATAGTGTTGTGATCGTTGTCACAATTCCGGATATAACCGGATTCTGCATCATTGTTGTCCAGATATTTGTAAAGAAATCTGATACCTGCTGCCAGATGCCGGACCACCACGCCGGAACACCTGCAAAAAATGTAACAACGTTGTTCCATGCCTGCGGTATTGTTACGGTAAAAAAGTTTACAATTCCATCCCATATCTGCATGAAAAAGTCTGATACCTGCTGCCAGATTCCAGACCACCATTCCGGAACTCCTGAGAGAAAATCCATCAGTGTGCTCCACGCCTGCGGTATTGTATCTGTAAAAAACGATACAATTTTTTGGACGACTGCATTTACTGCATCCCGGAACCATTCGCATTTTGTGTACAGCAATACCAGAGCTGCCACAATCGCGGCTATGACAGCAATAACTGGGTTTATTACTCCAAACAGTGCGGTAAAAGCACCTTTTAGCTTTCCAATAATACTCGTTATTGTTGTTAAAGTTTTCATCTTAGAAAACAGTCCTGTAATTGCAGATATTCCGGTTGCAACCTTTCCAACCATTATCAACAACGGACCAATCGCGGCGACTATCAGTGCAATTGTAGCAACTACTTTCTTCTGTCCTTCACTCATTCCATTGAGCTTTTCAACAAACCCTTGAATAACCTCTACTGCTTTTCTGATATATGGCATCAAGATTTCTCCGAAGGCAATCGCCAGCTCCTGCAAGGCACTCTGCAAAGTTGTAAGCTGTCCAGAAAGATTGTCCTGCATGGTTTCAGCCATATTCTCCGCGGCTCCGTCGCAATTATCAATGTTCTTGATAAGTTTTTCGTAATCTGCATCTGATGCGTTGATGATCGCCAACATTCCGGACATGGCTTCTTTCCCGAAAATAGCTGTTGCGGCCTGGGTCTGCTCTGCTTCTGACATATTTCCCATTGCTTCTCTCAAGAAATCCATTGTCTCTTTAAGGGATTTCATGCTGCCATCTTCGTTCTGTAAAGCCTTGTTATACAGTCTTACGTTTTGCGTGGTTCCTTCTTGCAGCTGTGTCAGGGTTTCGTTTGCACTTGCAAGCTCTGTCTGTTTTATTTCCAACGTTGCTGCAGCGTTGGAGGCTTCTGTTGACTCAGCTCCGTATTTTGATACTGCGTCGTTGTAAGACTGCTGGGCTTTATCTGCTGCAAGAGAGGCTTTCTGCACTCTAAGCATTTGCTTATCAACTTTTGCCTGATCTACGGTCGCGGCTTCTGTTGCGTAAAAGCCCCACTTTTCCATTGCGTCTCCGACATCTTTTGACGGTTTAATCATATTTGTCAGAGATGATCTTAGCTGTGTACCTGCCTGTGATGCTTTAATTCCAGAGTTTGCCATAAGTCCAATTGCTACCGCTGTGTCTTCGGCGTTGTATCCCAATGCGCCTGCGACTGGTGCAACGTACTTAAATGTTTCGCCCATCATTCCAACATTGGTATTTGCACTGGATGATGCCTGTGCAAGTACATCTGCAAAATGAGAGCTGTCTTCTGCCTTCATTCCGAAAGCTGTAAGCGCGTCTGTAACAATATCTGATGTAGTTGCAAGGTCTTCTCCGGACGCTGCCGCAAGGTTCATTATTCCAGGGAGACCGTCATACATCTGCTGTGCGTTCCATCCGGCCATTGCCATGTATCCCATTGCGTCTCCGGCTTCTTTTGCAGAGAATTTTGTCTGTGCTCCCATCTCTCTTGCACGTTCTCGCAACTTATCCATGTCTTCCGCAGATGATCCGGATATTGCGGCCACATTGGACATGGAGCTGTCAAAATCTGCCGCAGTCTTTACTGCTGCTGTTCCCAGTCCTGTCCCTGCCGCCGGAACCGGAAGC